TGAATCGAAAGGTTGACCCTCAGCTTTCAGATATTCGCGTACTGCGCCTGTATCTACTTGACCACTAGGTAAAAACAAATTTTTGAGCGCCTCAACTCGGCCACCTAGCAGGGCGTCTGACCCTTCTATACCCGTGAAAATTTGTTTGACGCTCTCACCAACTCCCGGCACCTGCAAACTTTCGAAAGTTGGTGCACTTACGTCAGGAGAAACGTCAGGTGTTACGGTTTGTAAGACTGTGTCAACGTCAGTAATAGTTTGCTGTGCTTCTGGGAACAACTCTAGTGAAGCATCAACAGGGGGCGGAGCGCCCGGCAATCGTATACCGGTCACTTGTGGGGAGGTTGCATCGACTACATCCGCAGGAGTCGCAGTAGCCACGACACCACCGGTGGCATCGGGGACAACCGGCTCGCCGGGCGACAAGAATTCTGTGGTGACTACAGGCTCGCCGGGAGCAGGGACAGTGCCCGCAGCTTCTAACGCAGCATCCATGACAGGAAGATCTGTGCTCAACGCGTCTTCTAGTTTGGCATCAACCTGTGCGGTGGCATCCGCCTGTGGCGTTGTCTCAAGCTCCGTGGGACCGGTCAGACCTATAACATCTGTGCCTTTGCCAATCGCCGCAGAAAGCGCGGCTGCTTTCAAAATATCTTCCGGCTTACCGCCACGTAAAGTGGTGCTAATAGCAGCTTCTGTGCCCAGACGCCCGGCTGTGGATTTAGCCCAGTTGAACTTGTTGCCAAGTTTTCCTGCTGCAAAACTGGATATGCCGCCTATCGCTGCGGCTTTGAGACCATCTTTCAGACTGCCACCTTGAATCACGGCGGTTGCCCCGTCCACGATTGCGGAAGCAAGCACAGGATTACCGGTTACGACAGTCAAAACCGCTTTCGCGACCACCGGCAAAACTTTTTTTACAACTTTTTTCAAGCCCCTGAAAAGTTTCTTCAAAAAAAACTCGGGTTGGCCGGTGATCGGGTTGATCGAGTTAAGTTCGTTACCGACAACGTAACGCTCTGGCTCGATGCCCATGATGCGCATTTCTGCAAAAAGCTTGTCTTTCAGGGCAGGATTCTGCTTGAAGACTTCCATCGGTATGACAGTCTCGCCTTCAGCAGCGTGGACCATGTACTCGTCTTCATTACGGCCATATTCGGCAAGCTTGTCAGCGATTTTTACAACGTTTGTGATGCCTTTAGGTGGCACCTCATCATCGTCATCGGCCCAAGAGCCGGTTTCGGCGGTCAAAAAGGTAGCAATACCGCCTTCGGGTATAGGAACCTGATCGAGTTCATCAAAGTCGTCGTATTTAAGTGCAGCTTGTCCCATGTCCCGAGTATACGCCTTTTTTATTTGCTAAAACTAATTCAACCGCTGATATTTACCACGATAGATCCATTTGTGATGACTTGAACTGCCCCCACTTCGCCAACGGCTTCTAGCTTAGAAACCGTGAAAGGTACAGGGTCCGAAAGGTTCACCCACTCATTGCCTGTGTATAACTGTAATCGTCCCACCGAAGGGTTCCAAATCAAAGCCCCTGCGTCAAATTTCAGTTCGTCCCTGTCCTTTGTCGTAAACTGCGGGGTCGCATCTGGATCAAAAGCATCTAAGCTGATTTCAAGCAGCCGCACCGTGCGGTTGAAAGTATTTCCGTCAACAGAGTCACCGTTCGGTACGAATGGTAGTCTGCCTTGAAGTAACTTGCTCATCTCCGCCCGTTCGGTTGTAAATCAAGTCTCGTGCCACCAATCCGGAAACCCACTCCAGTTCTGACACCAACATCCCCATCGTCATCAGATTCAAAGCGCACGACTGCTTGTCTGCCGCGAGCACGAGTGTCAATCTTCGTTGTGCTGGCCGTGAAAGACGTCGTTTGGTCTGTGGTCAGTGAATCGCCGGGAAAATTACGTGCCTTGATTACGAGATTGATCTGCTGTGTGCTGCCCGAATCCCCAGTGAACTTGACGTCCGGTATGCACCGTCGAATAAACTGGAACTGTTCTCCGTCTCCAAGATCGAAATCTGCGCTTTCGATAAAAACGTTGTCCATCGGCGAGCCATCGTCATCGAAACCAGTTTCGTGGGAGAAAATGTAGCTTGTGTCGCTGGATTTGCCTGCCGCTCTGGGAAAACTTTCCAAGCCCTCATCCAGCCAAGCAGTGCGTGATAGATTGCCAATCGCCCACGTGCGCTCGACATAATTGTATGTGACGTACCGGTCGATGACGTTCGTCGCAGCAGAACAGTAAAACCAGCCAACCTCGTCAAATTGCTTGTTCAGGAAGCCAAAAAATTGGAATGATTGACCCTCGTTGATGTCGTCAAAAACGTAAGAGCGAACGCTGCAGGGCACGGGCGTCACACTTCCTTGGTATTGGTAGAAACCTTTTTTATCCATCCAGAACACGCCAGCAGGAGTGTTTACCGCAGCGTTGGGTCCAACCAAGCTTACGCCTTCGTTGATGAGATTCAGGCCAAATGTCAAAGGCGGCCCGATAAATTGTAGGCTGTAAAGTGCCACGTCAGTCCAGATGAGGGTCTCTTGTCTAGCTCGAAGGCCGCCAATGATCTGTGACCCAGCAGAGCAGCGAAGAGAGCCTGCTGTATTTGTGGACGTCGGGAACCACTCTGCGGGGTTTTCTTGGTCTGAGAACGCGACAAGTAAAGGATCTGATGTGCCCGTCCTTGCCGTTGCTGTATCGTTGATCGGGTCTGCGCCCAACGCGATGACATGGCGGTCCACATCAGAGACAAGGACTTGAAGAGCGACCGTGGGCGTAAAGTTCGCACCAGACAAATCAGCAATATCTACTGCTCGGTCTGTGCCCAAAGTTTTGGCACTCGTGTCCCAGTAGTAAATGCGTCCTGCCCGCACGTTAGCGAGCAGGTCTTCGCCAAAACTGTCAAAAGACCAAAGCCGCAACTGATTCAAAGAACTCAAGGCACTCGAAGAACCCCACGTCCCAGAACCCCAAGCACCCGCACCCCAACCTGTGCCATCTACAAATACGTCCAACCCTACGTTGATTTGGTACGCGCCAACGACTGAGCTACCTCCGTTGCCAGAATCGCTGCTATTCGCTGTAACTGTAGCGCCCGAGGTGTCTTTTGCCGTGATCACATACACACTGGTGCTAGTGATGGAATCGATTTCATACTCTTGATTGAGCACGGCGGCGGTCACGTTACCACCAAGTGATGAAGCGCCACTGAAGGTGACGAAATCGCCTTTTGCTGCTCCGTGAGCAGTGTCCGTCACATTGATAGAGCTAGACCCGTCAGTTGCTCCAAAAGTGACATCCCCCGCTGCAGTGGTCGAGCGTATGGGTGTGATGTCATTGAAATTAGCGCCTGCCTGTATATAAAGTTTTGACGTCGTGCCCAAAGCCAAAAGCTTTGTGCCCTGAAGCGACGTCCACCCCAACAACTTTCTACCTGTCCCTATGAAAGACGCTTGCAGGAATTTGATCCAACCACCAATTTTTTCTGGCAAGCCTTTCCTGAAACGAACCAGATTCCCATCAAACCATCCACCTTCCGCCGTATAATCAGTTCCCTCTTTGTTGATACCGGGGTTAAAGATGAATTTTTGTAGAGGCATCAGATATACTCACCTGCACGTATCATTTCGGTAACTCGAATCGCTCTCGTACCTACTTGCTGCGCCCACTTGCTGTCCATGAACTCATCGGCTGCAACGTCAAACTGCTCCCTGCTCATGGCGGTCAAAGCATTCGTAAACCCACGCAGTTTGGTAAGACCAAGATTAAAACAAATATCGACCATCGCATCGCGCCTAGCCTCGTTCAGTCCGCCGAACCAAAAATAAGTGTCTTGTAGCTCTTCTGTAACTCGTTTGATATCGTTTTCCAAAAGATAGTCTATCTCGTCATCAGACAGCCCGAGACCCGACTCTGAAATATTTCTACCTACGCCTATCGTTTCGTAGCCAGCACTACACAGGTAAACCTTTGACTTCACACCCTCATGGCGCTTGATCATTTCGACTAGCTTACTCATTACTTTTCTCGCGCTACCTTGTTGACCTTTTCGTAGCTACGCATCGCACCAAGACCCAACATGCCCATCATCACAGGAACCAGAAGCGTCGTATCTACTTCTGGAACTGCCACCCATATACCTAATATGTTGACGATAATCGTGTTGTAGAGCAGACCAAACGCACAGATCCATCCTATACAGGGACGCCATCCCCCGATAAACAACGAGCCTGTGGCGGCTTCTGCTTTGTTTATTTCTAACTGAGCCAACATCGCTTCTTGCGAATGTTTTTCGCTCATCGT